TCTGGTAAACTAGCTAGTATCTCAAACCCTTCTTTAACATAATCTTTCATGCCGGGCAAAAACACTAAAATTGCGGGCAAAAGTAGAACAACTAAGGCAAACTCGTCTTTCCAAGAATCCACTGTAGCATCAGCCATCTTGCCTTCCCATGCGACTTCACCTGCTGCAACCTTCTCTGCAACAGTAGCACGAGCTCTTGCCTCTGCGACTTTAGCCTGTCCTTCAGCCTTAGTCTTTTCAACTTTGTTTTCAAACCAAGTTCCAGCTAAAGTAGCTATAGGTCCTATTAACGCTGTGAGCACTTGCACTCCTTCTTAGAAAATCTACTGTCTATCCAAACTTTACCATAGTATAAGATAAAAAGCCAAATTGTAAATAGTGTTCCTTCTATGTACGATAAATCATTCCACGCATCTAATACCATATTTTCCATTTACTTACCTTTCGTTGCATTGTTTAACGAATTAATTACATCATCAATGTTGGGTTCTTTACCCCAAGGATTATAAATACATTTGTATTGCTTTGGGCACCAACTCTCAATCATCATCTCATATGTTTGATTATTTCCTATATAAATACAAGCCATCTGCCCAGTTTTTGAATTAATTCTTTTTTTTAAACGGCAAGTTGTATATTTCTTTTTCTCAACCTTACCTTGATTCTGTAGTTGTTGTTTAGTATATGCTTTTGGTTTGTATTCATATGCATGTGCTTTGTTAAAAAAAACAGAAGCAACTAATAATGCAAAACCACCAACAATCCCTGCAACAAGAAGCCATGTAACTGCTTCACCAATCTGTCTTCTCATCTGTTGTTGTTTGTAAACTGTCTCTTGACGTTGCTTTCTTATCTGACCTTCCATAGCCAATAGCTCATCATAAGCACCAGGTCCATGAGTCATATTTAGAAATGTCTTGAGCTCGTATCTTTGTTCCTCAAGTTTCTTCTTTGCAGCGTATGCAGCCATTGCCGCCTCTTCAATAGAACCTGCTTTAAACAATTTACCAAACAAGGGAGGATTCTTCGCTTGCTTCTCTGCATTGTCAACATCACTTACGGCTCCCATCCATCTACCAATGTCACCAGACATTTGTTCAATGTCACGACCTACAGCAAATCCTTGTTTAATTGCAGAGAAAGCTTTTGATGCCACGCCAACGGCTAATGATATAGTTACTGGATCCATATCCAGATTATATCATAGGTTACTTACCTTTCAAAGATGCCGCAGTATTTATACGATAGATATTTACATCGTTCCTATCGTCAGCAATATTCTCTTGTAGTCTCTGTCTTTGTTGAGCTAACTCGTAAGCTTGCTGTAACTTAGCTTGATCAATCTGAAAATTCATTTGATCATTTTGAGCTTTTCTTTGTAACTCGGCTGTATCGTTCTCAAGCTCTTTCTTTCTAATCTCCACTAACGGATCAGACGGTTGCTGTGGCTGGAGTGATGGTATTACCTCATTCAATATCTCTCCAACCTGTTGAGCAATTGCTGCTTCAACAGCTTCTGGATTTATCTGTGGAACAGGCTCACCATTCATTTGTGCTTCTTCTGCTGTCTTTTGGAAGAACGTAGTTACCTGATCACGAGCCATCATACCCACATGTTCTTGTACATGAGCCTGTAACATAATGAATCCCTGTGGATTTGTTTGTGCTGCAGGTGTAGCCAAGAAGGAAACATGAGCTCTAACATGAGCTTCATGATCTTGCTGTTGAAATACTTGCAACGGCATGTTTTTCATACCATTTCCGTTCTCGGTTGCTGGATCAATGGGCTGTGGTTGTGGAGGCTGTGGTAAAATATTATCAATATTCTTAATATCCAACGCATCATACATACGTCTGTACGCCTCATGCACATTATGTATCTGTGGTGCCGCTTGAGCTAGTTGTAATTGTGTTTGAGCTAGTGATAATCGCTGTGCCATAGAGAAAATGTTCGGATCTGACACTGGAAGTATGTCCACACGACCATCAAAGTCGGCTTGCATAGTCTCTGGGGGTACATTTCCTACAAAATACGGGTATGGAACTGGATTTTCACTAAAAATCTCGGCTAACATGCGAAATTCTTGCTTTTGAGCGTAATGTAGACGCTTATGTATGCTCGAAATGATCTTTGAACCTTGTTCAATCAAGGCAACAGTCGTTCCAACAGGTGCTTGCGAGTTCATATCAGCAACTTTTGCATCTGCAACCTGTGCAAAACGTCTACCAGAGTCAACAACCACACCCAAAAGCTGTGCTAGTGTTCCCGATGGCTCTTTATATGGCAGAGGAATAATAGAATTTTTAAGATCGCCACCCGGTACATCGATATCTCTAAATTCACCAGGGTTTAGAGGCTCATCATCGTTACGGATACGAACACCCCTTGCTTTAAAACCAGCTGGTAAGTTCGATAATGTACCTGCATCAATTAACTGTCTTAGAATAGAAGTTGCAGCACGAGATAGACCTCCGATTGTGTGCAGTAACCCGAAACCATAAAATCCAAATCCTGGTAAAAATTTAAAATGGGTGAAATAATGACGTTTCCTCTTTAATGGGTCTTGTTCTCTAAAGTTTCTAGAAATTGATAACACTTTTCCAGAAGTTTGATCAAGGGTAACAATATAAGGCAACATAACACCCGAAGGATTCCCCTCCATATCCGTGTCTTCAAAACCTTCCAAGTCCAAGTCAATGTGGCATTCCAATAAGGTATAAGAGTCATCAGAATAGTTAGGGCGTAATCCCAACAACTCATCAGCACGCTCTTGGATTGCTCCATCATCGTCACCCTCATCTGCTTCAGATAATTCAACATCTCTATAAACTCCCGCTACTTGTAGTTTGCGAATATCATTGTATGTCATTCTAACTACATGTGTCACCCTCTCCGCTGTTCTTAAATCACTAGCCGAATATGGAACAACCATATCTTCTGCTGGTACAAACTTGGAAACGGCTCTCTGTTTGGTTTCATCAAAATAAACTTTTTTAAATGTAGATCCAGTAAGTGGCAAATAAAACAACATTTGATCTGTATCTGGATCATACTCTTCCATGATTTCAGTTATCTGATAATTCATGAAATCTTCTACACGCTGGGCTTGTGCTTCAGTCTCCTTGGTCGGTGCACCAAGGATCTGGGTCTTTACAGGACCGCCACTTGGTAACATCTCTTTGTAACTTTGTGCTTGAAACTGGGTCACAGCCTCTGACAATAATGGATGAGTTACACCACTGGCTCCTAAGAAGGGCTCACTTCGATCTTCGTAATTAATTCCAAGTAACCCTAATCCTTTGGCAATAGCCTCTTCCCAATCTTCCCTAGACTCAACGTCCTCTCGGAATTTGGATCTAAGGTCTGATGATAAATCTCCCAGAACTGAATCGTCAAGAACCTCTGCAAGATTGGCTCCATGGTCATATGGTTCGGCTTCAACTTCTAATAATTCCTCACTTGCTAATTCAATTCCTTCAGGTAACTCTTCCAATGTTTCAGGTAGCTCTATTTGAAGACTATCCTCTTCGGGCATCATTTGACCCCCTGCTCCCATTGATCCTTCTACCATACCTGCGATTTGTCTGGGTTCTATTGCCATTATGTTATCCTTGTTTTTTTACTCTTTGTAGGACGTAATCTATTTGAAAACCTATTAGTAACAGTTTTACCCTTACCCTTTTTCACCATTTTTTTCTTAGTGGATTTTTTCTTAATTGTACCACCCTTTTTTCTTTCAGTGAAATCGTCTCCTTGGTTAAGTCCTAGCCCTTGAATATCTTGTATTACATCTTCTTTAGTGTTACTTCTTGAATACTGACCTATATTCGTATCATAGCCACTAGCAAGAGCAGATCCAAATTTTTTTAACAAATCTTTTTTAGTTAAATCGGATAATTGTTTTTTAGACATTAGTAAGTTCCTTTAAACGTCCCACCACGAGCTTTCATTACTCCGCCCATGTTCATTTTTCTAATGGTACCCCCTGCTTTTTTATTTCTGTCTGGAGTATCTTTGACTTTTTTCTGTTGTCTTTTTAACATTTTGTCATCATATATTTTTTTATTCATTTCTTTCATATCAGATTTAGTCTGACCCTCATATGGATCCTTTTTCTTTTTTGTTCTAACTGGTTTTAATCTACCACCTTGAAAAGATTGTGGGTCTGGTACTTTTAATGTTTCTTTATTAAAGCCCATCATCTTTTGACCCTTGGCTTTTTTAGTGTCTTGAAAACCATATTCTGTGTCTATACTAGGGTTTAATTTTTGTAACATGGCAATTGTAGTATTATTCGCTTTGGCAATACTACTTAAAGAATCACCCTTTTTTACTTTATAGCTTTTGGTAATTTTACTAGATCCACCAGAAGAAATAGCTTTTTTTAAATCACCAAAGAAACTTCCAGTTGATTGTGATCCACCGTCTTTTTTTCTAACAGGCTCTGGGTCTATATCAGATATAATTTTTCTTATTGTCATAGTGTCTTGATTTTTAAGAAAATCGTATTCATCTTTTCCGTAGTCTTTTTTATAAGAAGAGCCATACTTTTTTAAAAGTGCTGCCTTACTCATTTTACTATAATCTGCCATGTTTCTACTCCTTAATAATATTCTCTTGCCCTACGAGGAAACCAGTTTTCTGGTATCTCTTCGTTCTCTAAACTAATAAATCCACCTTGTCTAAATCTCATAATAGCCATTGTCATACTATCACAATAGTCATCATGATCTCCAAACGGAAAAGATGCAACCTCTTCTATCACATCTTCAGCAAACTTCTCTCCATCAGGATACCACACTTTGCCCGACTCGAAAATAGGTGACACCATATGCATCCTCGTGGTCTTGTCTATACCACCTCCACCCTTCCGTCTACCAGGACTAAATGTAGTAACAGGTAAATTTACTAATCTTAACTCATCCGCTAAAGGTTGACCAGTAGCTTTTGCCTCAATCAACATTAAGTCAGGTTCCCAATATTCATTCTGCTCTAACGCAATCTCTTTTAATTCGGGAAAACTCCATCGACCCTTCTTTGCATCCAACATAATAATATGTTGATCACCATCTTCCTTCGGCTCAAATATACCCCAAGTCGTAATAGCACTATAGTCAGCACTCTCTTTTTTACTATACGCAGTATCATAACTCTGAATAATATAATCTAATCTCGGTGTGTCTTCTCTTTCCCAAACTTGCCACCAATCTCTCTTGATCATAGCAACAGCTTCCGATGTCGGGTTTTGTTGCCACTGGGCATTCCACTTGACCGGGGACAGTGAAGCCTTGACCTTTAACAATTCATCTACTTCCCAGAACTCGGGCCATAAAGGTTTGTCACTAGGTAAAATAGCAGGAAATTCAATTACCTCCCATTGATCTGCCATATTGTCCATTGCCATATTCTGAACTAATCGTCCCGTCAGATCCTTCTTCGACCATCTCGTTTGCACAATGATGATGGTACCCCCCGGTTGCAATCTCTGTCTCGGTCCAGATGTGTACCACTCATAGGTATTATCATAAGCAACCGAGGACAATGCATCTTGTTCCGAGTGAGGATCATCAATGATCAATAAATCCGCACCACGACCCGTCATTGCGGCACCCACCCCCGCAGCGAAATATTCCCCGCCTGCACTAGTCTCCCAACGACCTGCTGCTTGGCTATCCTGTTTCAAGTCCGTGTTGGGGAAGATCTCAGCATATATGGGATCGGCAATGAGATCTCGGACTTTCCTACCGAATCTTACAGCAAGTTCCGTGTTCATGGTAGCCTGTATGATTTTTAATTTAGGATTACGACCCAGGAACCACGATGGCATTAAATATGACGCTAATTCTGATTTCGAGTGTCTAGGGGGCATGTTGATTATCAAACGCTTCAAGTTACCCGATGCAATGTCCTCGAGCTTTTTAGATATGACTCGATGATGGTTCCCCTCTATAAACCCTTCATATACATGTTTGGCATATGATAGGAATTTTGTTTGGGCAACTTCCCTGGTTTGAAGTCGCTTGTGCTGTTCTTCCAGTAACAGGACTTCTTGTAACACCTCTTTTGGCAAAGCATCTAGGTTCATGCCCGAACAATAATACACTTGAATGAAAAAATCAATGCTGCAACCTGCTTCGGTTGCTAAAGAAGCCCTCGCCCAATTTTAGGGGGTGGGGGGGCAAGATTAATGAAACTTGATTTTGAAATTTACAAAGTTACCCTAAAAATGTTTCATGATACAAGTAGCATTTTTTCAAGTACGATTTTTCTAGCTACTTCTAAACATTCTTTTAATGGGGCTTGTACTATTGGACTAGGTTTTTCTAATTTTGTAGCTTGATACAATGCCGATTTATAGCCGTCAAATAAAAATAGGTTAGTGTTCAAGGGTACTTGATGCAAGATAAAAGAAACCCCTTTAAACTTATTATATTTTAAATGCCAAGCAATCTGCGACTTTTCTAACTTAAATAATGTATTATCTTTAGTTTTCCCATTTCTTTTTATAGGGGTTTTTAACTCAATTAATATAGGTATTGATTTATATAATAAATACAAATCGGGAAAACCTGAACTTGTTAAACCATTTTCTATCTTATGAATAAAACATTCTTTTGGTAATGTAGCTTTTATATAATTAGAAAAGTTTTTTTCACTCATAATTAATTCATATACTAAAAAGACAATTAAAAAAACATTAAAATAATATGGGATATTATGCTTTTTATCCTTTATTTATTTTAAAATATAATGTATAAATATTAGTATAACTTAATAAAAAAGGGGCTTTAGCCATGCAATATAAAAAATTCAATATAACTAAAAAAGATCATTATCAAGAAATTACAAACGCATTTATTGAACTGTTAGAAAATGAAAAAGGGAACTTTGTTAAAACTTGGCAAGATAACAGTTTAAACGGGCATTATAATATTAAGACTAAAAAAGCTTATCAAGGGACTAATGTTTTTAGTACGGCTATTAGTAGCTTTAAAAATGGTTTTAAATCTAATGAATGGGGTAGTTTTAAACAATGGCAAGATAAGGGCTTTAAAGTTAATAAAGGGGTTAAAGCTACTTATATTATATATTTTGAAATGATCGAAAATAAAAAAGCCCAATTAAAAGGTGAAGAAAAAAAACTTATTCCATTATTAAAAGGTTTTCCAATTTTTAATGCTGATCAAACTAGTTATAAAGATAGTAAAGATTATTTAAAAAACCTTAATTTATTAAAAGAACATGGCAATAAATTAATTTTTAATAATAAAAGAATTGATAAAGTAGTTAATAATTCTAAAGCTATTATTAAACATGGGGGCAATAGGGCTTTTTATAGCCCTACAAGTGATTTTATACAAATGCCCAATAAAGAAAGTTTTAAAGATATTGATAATAATTCAAAAGAAGTAAATTATTATTCTACTTTATTACATGAGTTAACTCATTGGTCGGGGCATTCTTCAAGATTAAAAAGAGATTTATTTAACAGATTTGGTAGCAATGCATATGCTTTTGAAGAACTAGTAGCCGAAATTTCATCGGGCTTTTTATGTACTATGTTAGAACTTGTTAAACTTCCCACCCCTAACCATGCTAAATATATTAATAATTGGTTAGAAGTTTTGAAGAGTGATAAAAAAGCTATTGTAAAAGCTTTTGCATTAGCCCAAAAATCTAGCGATTTTATTTTACAATTTGAAGAAAAGAAAAAGATTAAGAAAGTAGCTTAGTTTTAACCCCTATTTAAGCCCCTATATTGGGGCTTAATTGGGGGTTAAAGGTAAAACCCAATATAAACAATAACCATATAAGGGGCTTAAAATGAACTTTTTAATATTCATTACTAAAGTATTAATAATACTAGCTTATTTAATTATGGGGCTTTTTATAATAGATATAGCCCCTACTACAATAATAAAAGATATGAACTTTATAGATTATTTTATTTGTTCAATTGGTACTATGTTTATAATAGTATCTTTTTATTTATTCCATGTTTTTAGCCAATTAAATAAATAATTTGTTTTATTATATGGGAAATTATTATATAATTTAAAGATAATTAGAAAAGGGGAAATTATGAAACTATTAGATACAAAACAAAGTAATACAAAAGTTAGAAAATCTTTAAAATATAGCAATTGGAAAGGTATAAACCCAAAAAATACCGATTTTGCTAGTTTATCATTAATGCCTGATTACAAAATTTGTGGGGGGTCTAAATCGGCTGGATGTATGGAATTATGTTTAAAGGGGTCGGGATTTGCTAAAATTTTTAATTCGGTAAATATTGCCCGACAAAATAAAACAAATTTTTTGTTAAATGATAAAATTGGTTTTGTTCATCAATTAGATAAAGAATTATTTAATTATAATAAAAAATGCGTAAAGAATAATAAAAAGGGTTTTGTTAGATTAAACACTATTAGTGATTATCCATTTTATAAAACGGGTTTAATGGAAAAAAACAATAATTTAGAATTTATAGATTATACTAAAATAGCTAAAAGATTATTTGAACAATTACCAAGTAATTACCATTTAATTTTTTCATTTTCGGGGCGTAATCAATATTCTAATCAAGTTAGGTTAGCTTTAAAAACGAAGTTTCCTATTTCTGTTGTTTTTTATGATGAATTCCCAAAAACATTTTTGGGGCGTGAAGTTATTAATGGGGATAAGAGCGACTTAAATAATGCTTTATCTTTTAATAAAATTGTGGGCTTAACATTTAAAGAAATTGATAAGGACACTTTTAATGAGTTTAAAGATAATGATTTTATTGTTTATAATCATCAATTAGATTTTTATAATAAAAAGTTTTTAAATTAACATAATAAGGGGGCTTAAATGCTTAAAACATATTTAATTAATAAAGTTAAAAAAGAATATTCATTTATTAAAATGGACTGTTTAAAACAGTTTATAGATGAAATTGATTTAAATCATTTTTCAATAATAGAATTATTAACTATATATAATAAATTACAGGGGGAAAAAAGTTTAAATAAATTAAATAAAACCTTTGGAAAATTAAAAATTCCTAATGAATTATTTGATTTTAAAAATGAATATAAAGAAAATTTTAAACTAACAAAAAAAGAAGTAAAAGAGATTATTAAAAAGGGGTTAGAAAATGACTAAAAAAGAACTATTAGAATATTTAATTGTTTTTATATTAGGTATATTTTTTATTATAGCTTTTATAAATCCGATATCTAAAGATTATACAATATGGAATTTAATTTATATTACAAAAGATTTATATAATTAATATATTTTTTGTTTTATTGTATGGGATATTATGATAATATCTATTATATTAACTAAAAAGGAGTACCGAAAATGATAAAATTGTCTGATAAGTTTCAAGAAGTTGAATTATTTATAGGGGAAATAATGCCCGAAAAGTCCGATACCGAAATAATAAACGAAGTCCGAAATGAATTTATGTTTAATATTTATGTAGATCATGCAAAAGATTTACTTCAAGAATTTAGGGGAGAAACCCGATTAGACCGATTGTATTCATAAAAGGTTGACTAAATAATATGATGTATGTTAAACCAAAAATGCATGATACAACTAAATCAGGAACTTGTATTATCGCCCAAGTCGGAAGTAATTTTATCCTCCCCTTTATTACTTCCGACAATTTTATAATCGCCCTCAATAAAAGCAGATGGATATTGTTTCCGAATCTCCGAAAGTCTAGCTACAATTTCATCCCGACTAAGTTTGTCAAGTTGATGAACAATAGTGTTTTGTCTGTTATCAGTAGAAAGACCTCCAAGTGCCGATCTTATTTTTTCTGCATTGATAGATGCAGAAAATTGACCATCTTCCTCTGCACCCCGACTCAAGTCCGAAAGTCTTTTAAGTTGACCCATGAGGGTAACTCCATATTTCTTTTCTCGAACTTCTCGGAGTTCTTTAAGGTGTTGGGTAACAAGTGGAAAATCTTTACCATTCAAAAGAAGACTAGCCGTTTTATTAGCTTGTCCATGAGAATAGCCCGATCTTCTAGCACACTCGGAATTGGAGTAAATACCCTCCATAATGAGTTCACAAAACTTCTTTTGTCTATTTGTAAGAAACTTTTCTTTTGGCATAATAAAAATACTATAGTGTTTCTACCATATTTTTTCAATTTAAAAACGGAAAAAAATGTCTTGACTTCACTCGTAACCTTTTTCAAGTGTAGAAAGTGTAACCAAAGTGTAACCAATAACCCTATAGCTGATAAGGGTTTGAGTAGTGTTTCTACACTTTCTACACTTTCTACACCTATATTTGAAAAAAAAATAATTTTAAAAAAATATGACAGAAACCCTATTACTAAAACTTTTTTGTTGACAGGGTATGGGATAAAATGTTAATTGTTAGGAATAAGTGGAGATTTATATGAAACAAGAAGAATTACCAATGCACCATGAACCATGTTTCGAGGACATTGTAATAAGAAGAACTAAGCAATGTATTGATGAGGGTTATTTCAAAGATTGGGATAGTTCGTATCAAGCCATGACGGAGTTCTTACAATTTGAACTAAAAAATGAAAGAGAGAAGAATAATGCAAAATTATAATAATCCAATTGACGAATTAAGAGAAAATTTAATCAAGGCTTTTAAACCTGTAGAGGAGTTTAGAAGTAAGATGGATGATTACTATGATGAATTTGGTAAGCCATCCGAAAGACCACCTTTTGGCGAGGCAGTTTTAGAGATTGAGGGATTAGTAAATGAAGAAGTTTCTAAGCTTGTTAAGGGTGGGAATATTGAATTAGCCAATAAGTTAAAGATGTGTATGAAAACTTTGAAGAGGGGTTTCTAATTATGGAAAATAAAAACCTCCGAGTTGATGTTGATTATGTAATAGGAAGACTTGAGGAAATTGTAAACTCGGTCTTCTTGCATACGGATGCAGAAGAATTTTTAAATGAATTAAAAGAAAATAATAAAAATCATATGCAGAAGAATAAAAACCATAATGATGCAGAAAATAACTTTTACGATGTCCATGATACCATGGACATTAACAAACTAACTAAGGAGATATTAAATGCAAATTAAAACTTTAGAAGTAAAAAATATTAGTCACTATGCAAGAGGTTCGGAAGAAACACCTTGTTATAATGCAACTGTTTATATTAATGGCAAAAGAGCCATTGAGGTTTCAAATGAGGGACATGGTGGAATGGACAGGCAAGACACATATCCAAACATTGAAGAAAGATGTTTAGTCCAACAAGCCAATGAATGGTGTATTAAAACTTATGGCAAGAAAACTCATAAGTATATGAGTAATGGAGAAGAAAAATCTTTTGAAATTGAAATGGATTTAGAACATGTTTGTCAGGATGCTTTATATGATTGGCTTGACAAAAAAACTCTTAAAAAAGATTTAAATGCTAAGTTTTTATGCCAAGAAGATAAGGAACTTTTTGCTTACAAAAAACCTAGAGGCTATGACGAAGATGAGTTCAAATCAGTTTTAAGAAATAGACATCCAAAAGCAACCTGTTTAAATTTTATACCTTTTGAGGATGCTCTTAAATTATATAAGGAGTTTGGTTAATGCCTAAAACAATTTCCAAATCACAAAGAACTAAAATGGTTATGAGTATTGATGATCTTTATGGAAGAGTTAACGAACTTTTTGAACTCTATGATGAGGGAGAAATGAATGAGATCAAAGCACATAAACTTTTTGGAGAATGTTGCGTTAATTTTTTATGTAAAGGTAATGAAATATTAGGAGGAAAAACATGAAAACAATGTTTTATTACTATGATCATGCTCATGGATATGGTGGAACTATTGGACAGTTTGGAGAGTTGATGGATTTCATTGATAACTCTTATGATAAGGATAGATTCACAATTCAAGATTGTTGGGATAGTCACAAACAATGTTGCAAAGATAATGATAACCCTATTGAGGAGGACTAAATGACAGTTAAAATAACAACTCCGACTTTCTTAGAGATTCAATCTCAAATAGCAGAATGGTTAATGATTTCAGAATTAGGAGATGAGAAATATAAAACCATGCTTGTGAAAACGGAGGATGAAGAAAGATATACTGATGAGGGTCAAGATATCTTTAACGACAAGTACGATGATGTTGAACAATTTTTATTAGGTTATTTTGAAAAGGAGGACTAAATGAATTTTGATCATGAAGAATTATTTCTTTTAGAAGAAGTTCTTAATTATCAAGCGGACATTATTTTGAATGACACAGATGATCATGGAATTATTCAAGTAAAGAATTTATGTAAACTATTAAAATTAATCAGGGAGAAAAAAAATGGGTAGAAAATCTAAATGGGAATTGGAGCAAGATAAAATAAAAGCCACAAGAAAAAAGGCTCTTAAAAATCTTACTGAACAACAATTAAAGGCACTTAATAAAACATACAAAGCATTAGAAAATGCTTTACATAATATCAGAGAGATAGATGATCTTTATGTATCAGACGTAAGAGAATTAGATCATTCTTTTTGGAGGCTTAAACATGAATTTAATTTGGGAGAAAAATAAATGGGTAGATATTATAATGGAGATATTGAGGGTAAATTTTGGTTCGGTGTTCAAAGTTCTAATGATGCTGATTACTTCGGATGTGAGGGCGAGTCTCATCACATAAGTTATTATTATCATGAGGGACATTTAGATCAAGTAAAAGAGGGGATCAAAGATTGTAAAAATGCTTTAGGAGAATATAAAAAGCATTTAGATAACTTCTTTAAAACCGATGGCAATGACGGATACAATGATAAGATGTTAACCGATTTTTTAGATAAGAATGTTATTGGTAGTCGCATTCATACCGAGAACGGAGTTAAGTTCTTTTTAGAATGGTATGCAAGACTTGATCTTGGAAAACAGATTCTTAAATGCATCAAGGACAATGGAGAATGTAGCTTTGAGGCAGAATTATAAGGAGGTAAACATGGCTAGAAAATACAAGAGGAAAACACCAAACATAACACATAATGGTATAATAAATGTATGGGATTATGTGTCGTTTGAAGATTATCCAAACGAATATGGTAAAAGAATTTACTTAGATATACCATCATTAGTAGATGCCTCCGAGCATGAACTACAAAGTAATAAAAAATATAAAAACTTTGAAGTTGAGTCTCATGGTGTAAAAAGGTGGGAGTGTTAAATGAGTAAACGAGGAGATAAGACAGGTCAAAGAATAAGGAATTCTATTCTTGACCTACATCTTCAAATTAAAAAAGAAAATAAAAATAAGACAAGGCAAGAACTAGGGGGGGATGAAAGATTTGAAGATCATCCTCATGCTGACAGAGACAAGGACATAGGTAGAGTTAAAAGAATATCTACGTCTACAATTCAAAATAGAAATAGGGAGTGAAGTAATGAGTTTTTATGATGGAATGAAAGTAGAAGATTTTGTAAAAGATATTCCTGACGATACGATCTTAATTGAAGTTCGAGGAGGGATGGTAAGTGATGTTCACAATGATTCCAATGGATATATGTTATTTGATTGGGATTCTATTGGAGAACAAGACACTATGGATTTTCATAAAGAAGTTTTAAAAAAATTATTGGAGAGATAAATGAAAAACATGGAATTACCACTAGATTACCAACCTTGTATGGATTATCAAGCTAAAGCAATGGCAGATGATATGGTTAGAACGGGAGAATGTCTGAATTGGGATCATGCTTATGAGAGTTCGTGGGATTGGTTAGAATATCAATTAGGTTGGGAGAGAAAAAATGAATAGAGATCATATAGACCTTTGTTCGGGGATCGGTGGCTTTGCTTTAGGATTCTCGTGGAGTGATTTAAATACTAAACCCAAACTATTCTGTGATACAGAAGAATGGTGTAGGAAAGT